TTATTATTGATGGGGTTAATGAGAAGGAGTTTAAAAAACAACTAGCTCTTAATTCTGCTGATATACAAAAGAGGATAGGACCATCTCGTATTATAGGTGAAGCTATAAAGCCTGAGGTTATATCTGAGGTTGAAGATATTACTGACCAGGATGCTGAGAATATGCTTAAGGAGAGTATTCAGACTCCATTTAGAAATAAAGAGAAGCTAGAAAAAACATCTAAGGGATTATTCTCTAAAGTTATATCTAAATTATTTGACTCTCAAATAGATGTAGTAAATAAAATACTTAAGGACTTTAAGTATGCAGGTAAGATAGCTGTAGCTGCTTTAAAGAATAGAAAAGGATACAATGGATTATCTTCTATAAGGACTAGGTTATTTAATGCAGAGATATTTGATGACTTAGGTATTGTTCCTAACATTAACATCAACGGTGTTAAGACTTCTGAGAAAGATCTTTTCGATGTATTCCTTAACCTTAATCGTATCATAAAAATTGATAATAGGATTAAAGATAAGTTCTATACTTTTATGTCATTAAGAGATAAATTAAAGAATGATACTAAATTATCTGATAGTGAGAAGGCTGATATTAAGGTAAAGATAGATAACCTAAAAGATTATTTAGTTAAGAGGGATGCAATAGAAGTTAAGGATGGTAAATATGTACAAAAACAATATAAGCATTCTGGTAATAAAACGGCTGCATCCGCTAGGGCTGAGTTAAGAGTTATAAACAAAACTAATCCAGATTTATATAAGAAGTTTGAGAAGAAAGGTCAAAGCTATTATGATTCATATAAAACACTTCTATATGAGCAGTATAAGAATGGGATGATTAATCAGGATGTATATGATGAACTTTTATCGTATGACTATATTCCTACTAGATATATTCAGCACATTGTTGAGAGTGAACTATCTGAGGCTGGATCTAAGTCTGCATCTAAACTATCTACATCAATTAAGAACTTAACTGGAGGTAGTGACTCAGATGTAATGACTAACTTCCAAGCTATACTAGAGATATATACTAATAGCACATACAAACAGATATTTGAAAATAGAGCAGCTAAGGCATTAGCTAATGCTATAATTAAAAAACCTGTTACTTTATCTGAGTCAAAGGCAATAATAAAAGCATCTGATGCTAAATTAAATCCTAATGGTGTTCAAGATATGAACTTGGATATGTACATTCAACAACCTACAGGTCAAGATAAGTTTGGTAATCCTACTTATGGCGATATACCAGTAGGTATGGATGCAATCTATTTCTATAGAGAAAACGGTAAGAGAGAAAGAGTAATAGCTCCTAAAGACTTTGTAGATATATGGTACGATAGGAATGGTTTACTAACTCCTTCTGGAGAGGCTAAACTATCTGGACTAAGTAAGTGGATGGGTGTAGATATATTTAAATCACTTATAACTAAAAATAATCCTGCCTTTGCTGTTTATCAGATATTAATGGATGCTCCACAGGCTATTATAGCAACTAACGCATATCCAGATTTCTTTCTAGGTAGTTTTATGTTAGCTAAGGATTACGCCTCAGTATCTAAGGATATAATTGATTTTATTAAGTCAGATAAGCTGAGTCCATTATTTAAGGAGGCGGTAGAGTCAGGTATATTCTCTGACTTCTTATCAACAGAAACTGATCTAATTAAGTTCTCTCCTCTTACTAATATGCAGGGTGAGACAAACTTTGGTACTGCACTAAAGGTAATGAAGGCTAAGTCAGTTAAGGCAGCAAATAGTGCACTAGATTCAATAGCTAAGCTTAATGAAGGTATAGAGTACGCAACTAGATTAGCTGTATATAAGCGAGTTAAACAAAACATTACAGAGAAGTTCTTAAAGGAAAACAATGGCTCACCATTAACTAAGGATCAGGAGTTTGAGGCTAGAATGTTAGCAGCTGAGCAAGCTAGGAACATGGTCGATTTTTCTAGGTCAGGTACATACATAAAACCATTGAATAAAGTATTTGCTTACTTAAATGCAGGTATGCAGGCTTTCTACTCAACCGCTAGGGGATTAAAGAACAATCCTACTAAAACTGCTGTATTGCTAGGTGAAATAGGATTAGCTGGTACAGCATTGCTCGCTTATTCATTAGGTGATACTGGTGGCGATGAGGAAGAAAAGAAGAAGAGATTAGATGAATATATGTCACTACCCGACTACCAGAGATCTAACTATTTTAATATATACAACCCATTTGGTGAAGAAGGATCTTCATATAGGTGGATTAGATTGTATAAACCACAATTATTTAGGGGTTACTTGAATATGATGGAGCAAGGATACCTTAAGACTGTCAAGAAGATAGACATAGATGAGTCTCAAATAGTTGAATCCTTTAGTAATGATCTACCTGTTGATCCTAATATGCTCAACTTATTAACTAGGAATCCATTAATTAATGGTATGGTTAAATACAACTGGAATTACGATGCCTATAGAAAACAAGATATCTATAAGAATGAAGAGAAGGTTGAGGACTGGGCCGAGTACGATAAGAATACTGGCGATATGTATAAGAAGGCTGGTGAATTAACTAAGGGTCTATTTGGATCTGAGGGAATATCTCCTAAAAGAGCTCAGGCACTTGTTGAATCCCTTATTGGTAATCCAGAAAAGAATACTACTACTGCATTATTAGATAAGGCTGGAAGGATAATGTACTATGGTGCTATAGGTGATAGCGAAGGACTTAAAAAAGAATTGCCAGCTGCTGGAGAAGAAGCAGATTGGATGTTTAATCTAAGTGGTTTAAAGCATAGATTATTTACTAAGACCCCAGAAATTGATTTTGAGTTTGTAGATAAATTAAAAAAAGAAGAAAGAAAGCAGTATACTCAAAACAAGTTTATTAAAGAACAGGTTGATCAGATATTCGCTAACAGTAAAGATAAGAATGAGGCACTACTTGCAGCGTCTAGTATGTTAAGTGAGTTAGTTAAGAGCGGTGATATAACCAATGACAACAAAAGTAGAATACTTAAGATACAGCAAAAGAGAGACTTTATCAAGGGCAAGCCTAGGTTCTACGGTGACTTACTATATGCCAGCTCAAATGATTCTAAAGTTACTATATTAGATTATGAAACTGAGTCATTAGATGATAAAAAGTTTAATGACATAATGTTTGACTTAAGGTTAAATAATATAATCAGTAAAGATGTTTTATTCAAGGTTCAATCTAACAGATATGCAAGAGAAAAAAAGAAATAAATTAGCTGGGAAGCACCCGTCTTATGATAGTTTGAATATGTCAGAGGATAGACGTAAGAAGAAGATAGCTTACGATAAGGCTTACCATGCTACTACTGAACGTAAGAAGTATAGGGCTGAGCTAAACAAGAAGAATAAAGAATCTGATAAAAATGGTGTCAATAGAAAAGGTAAAGATTATGACCATGCCGTTAAAAAATATGTTAAATCATCCATAAACAGAGGTAGGACATCTAAGAATGGTGGAACAAGCGGGGATGTTAGGGCTAGAGGTTAATTATGAGTAAAGAATACATATTTACATACCAAACAAAAAATTTAATAAACGGAAAAACTTATATAGGTGTTCATTCAACAAATAATCTAGACGATGGCTATATAGGAAACGGTATAGTAAGTAACGGTACTAACGATAGCCAGTTAAAGGCTGGAAGATACAGACCATTTGTAATGGCTGTTAAAAAATATGGTTATGAAAATTTTAAAATTGAAATACTTTCTTTTTTTGATACATTAGAAGAGGTTTATGAAGAGGAAGCCTTTTTAGTTGATTATAAATGGGTTAAAAGTCAAGATAACTATAATGTAGCACTTGGGGGCTACTACAACAAAAAACCATATAGGCTATATGAATTTAGTGACGATATAAATAAAATGTATAGCGATATTAATATATCCTATAGTGATATAAATAAAAAATATAATGCCACAAAAGGTTCTTGGATTGGTTTATTAATAGAATCATCAAAATTAAAAAGAAAAAACTCTAGCAAAAAATCTTTTTATAATGGCATAGAAGTTATTAATAAATCTGGAGAAGAACATAAACTATACAATGAAGAAATATTTTTTAAACAAACTGGCTTAAATAAAAAAACTATCCATGAACTAAATAAAGAAGGATATTGTAAAGGATGGTATTTAAAAAATAGTGAAAAATATCAAGAGTATAAAAATCATTTATTTTATGAAAATAAAATTTTAAATCAAATTAACAATCAGGATACGATTAATAATTCAAATGAAATACATAAAAAATGCTGTAATTGTAAAATGTATTTTTCATTAGATTTATTTTGTAATCATTATAAAGGAAAATATGGAAAAGACCATCGTTGTAAACCTTGTTCAAGAAAAAGAAGTCGATTAAGAAACTTACTTAAGAAATAATATATGGATGCATACTTAAAAAAAATACTAGATAAGATAAAGGTAAGTAACTGGAAGACTACGTTAATAGGTTGGGTACTATTGCTATCTGGCTTAGCTTCTGTGTTATTAAAGATGACAAACTGGATTGACGCTACCCCATTATTAATTATAGGTATAGGCTTTATCCTAGCAGAAGACTCTAAGAGCGATAAAAAGTAAAAGCTATATTTGGTATCTTTGTCTAAATAAATTGACAAGAATCGGCTATGGCAACATTTGCATCAACACAAGACTTTACGGTATCTCAAAGTGCTGACTGTACAACACTTACACTTACAGATATTTCTAATTATACCTCTAACGATGAGGGGTGGCTTATTGGTAACTTCACCAATAGAAAGTTTCTAATATACGACAGCGATGGTGTCCTAGTGACTACAATCAACCTAGGTTCATTGCTTATTGCTACCTATGCTCTTACAGTAGATAAGATGTTAAGTGTTACACTATCTTGTACTCCTCCAACTGGACCAGCCTTACTTAAAACACATAGTGTATTATCTACTTGTTTCTTACAGCTATGCTTTGCAGAATTAGTTGCTAACACAGAGTGTGGATGCGGTGGATCATGTGGATGTAGCTCTAGTGGATGTGAGAATACAGATAGCGATAAGGTTAAGTTATTACAATACATTAAAGCAGCTGATATTTTTGCAGAGTACAGTAATCCTGTATTAGCTCAGAAGCAATTAGATGCAGGACAACTAATATGTGAAGCTAACGAAAACAACGCTTAATGCCAAGTATAGGACAGGTAGAGATAAACGTAGCGAATGCTAATAAGTATTTTGCTAACCAGATGAATAAGCTAGTAAACAAGATGATGGCTATGGAAACTCCTGATCCAGACTTTGTTTGCAGGGTTAACGAACTCTACTACACGATAGAAGCTAATGAATTTATGTTAGATAATAACGTAGACATTGCAAGTAACAGTACCTTTTTAAGCGTTTACAATAAGTTAATGGTTATCTTAGGTATTTATGCTAGCAACTTAACAGAAGACATTTCACTAATAATACCAGAATATAATGCCTAACACTTCAGATTTACTTTCTAAGGTCCAGCAAGCAAACCTATACTTCGCTAATTTAATGGATAGGTATGTAGACTCGTTTGTTTACTCAATGGAAAGGGATGAGTGCATAAATGCTAAGGTCAATGATTTATATGAGCTCTTAGAGGCTATGGACTTTCAACTAGCTAAGGGTTTATATTACGATAATGAAAACACTAAGCTTATATATCAGAAGATAGACTGCGTAACTCCTATATATAATACTTATATTACGATAGATACAAGTTTAATTAAACCGTTTATAAGTAATACTATTCAGTCTCAAGCTGCATGGGGAGGTATAACTGGTGACATAAACAACCAACAGGACCTAATCGGTTTACTTTCTCTTAAGCAAAATAATATAACCTTAACTACTACAGGATCAAGTGGAGCAGCTACATTAATTGGAGCTACCTTAAATATTCCTAACTATGCTCCTGATTTAACTGGTTATGTTACATTAGGTACTACTCAAACCATTACAGGAGCTAAGACCTTTAGTTTAGATTCAAGTTTTAATGGTGTCGATATTGGTAGAGGAGGTGGTAATATAGTTGGCAATACAAGAGTCGGTAGTGGTGCTTTAACGTATAATACAACTGGAAGTCTAAATACTGCAATCGGAGTAAATGCATTAGGTGTAAACACAATAGGTAGTTATAATACTGCTTTGGGGGGCGGTGCAGGATTTTATGTAGTAAATGGTTTTATATCCACTCTTAATACTAATTCTAATAATTCTGTTTATTTAGGAAATCAAACAAGGGCTTTAAACGACAATGAAACTAATCAAATAGTAATTGGTTATCAAACGGATGGAAACGGTTCTAATACTGTTACAATAGGAAACTCATCAATCACTGACAATTACTTTAAGGGTAATGTAAGAGGTGGAGCATTCATTAAAACTGGTGGTTTATCATCTCAATTTTTAAAGGCAGATGGTAGCGTAGATTCTGTTGCTTATGGTACAGGCTCGGTCACTTCAGTTGCTGCCTTAACTTTAGGTACAACAGGAACAGACCTTAGCTCTACCGTAGCTAACAGTACTACTACTCCAGTAATAACTTTAAACGTACCTACTGCCTCTGCAACTAATAGAGGAGCACTTAGCTCTGCTGATTGGAGTATGTTCAATGCTAAGCAACCAGCTGGTAACTACATAACTTCTCTAACTGGAGAGGCTACTGCATCAGGGCCAGGAGCTGCATCTGTAACGCTAGATAATACTGCTGTAATAGGCAAGGTCTTAACAGGACTAAATGTTACAGGCGGAACAGTTGTATCTACGGATTCAATCTTAACTGCTTTAGGTAAGGTTCAAAATCAAATCAATGGTCTTATTGGAGGAAGTATCTTCCAAGGAGTTTGGGATGCTAATACTAATACACCCGCCTTAGCTAGTAGTGTAGGAACTAATGGTTACTACTACATAGTTAGTGTAGCAGGTTCAACAAACCTTAATGGTATTACAGATTGGAAGATAGGTGACTGGGCAATATTTGCTGGTACAACGTGGCAGAAGGTAGACAACACTGATGCAGTAGCTTCCGTAAATGGATATACTGGTACAGTTAGTTTGGTTACAGGCGATGTATTAGAGGGAGCAGGTTCATTACCTAGCAGACCTTCACAACTATACTTTACAAATGCAAGAGCTAGAGCAGCGATAAGCTTAACTACTAGTGGTAGCTCTGGAGCTTCAACATACGATAGCGGAACAGGAGTATTAAATATTCCTACATATACTGATGCTTTTGTTGGAACAGTTACTAGCGTAGGTTTAACAATGCCAGTAGCCTTTGCGGTTGCTAATTCACCAATTACAAGTTCAGGTACTTTAGAGGTTACTGCTATTGGTTCGGCATCACAATACATTCGTGGCGATGGAACTTTAGCAACTATTCCTTCAACTTCAAGCGGTGGTGCTAATGTTAATTATTATTTAAATGGTTCGGTTGCTGCAAGTGTTGCGACTTACAAGCAAATGGATAACAGTGCCATTATTGGTGCAGGTACTGATTTTAATTTAACAGGTAACGGCTTAATAGCTCAATTCTTAACCGATGCAGGTAACCCAAATAGATTGCTAATCCCAGGTGGTGCGTGGAATTTTGAAATGTACTTTAATATTAGCTCAAGCGGTGGCAATTCTAAATTTTATGTCGAGTTATTAAAATACGATGGAACGACTTTTACAAGTATAGCTAGTTCGGTTGCAGTTCCCGAAGAAATAACAGGCGGAACAACAACTGATTTATATATAACATCTTTAGCAGTACCCGAAACTGCTTTATTAATCACTGATAGGTTAGCTTTAAGGGTTTACATCGTAGATAATTCAGGAGGTCGTACAGTTACTTTACACACTGAGGATAATACCTTGTGTTTAGTGACAACAACCTTTGCAGGTGGTATTGCAGCATTAAACGGATTAACTGCAAATACTCAATACTTTGCAACTGGAACGACTGGAACGGATTTTAATATTTCTAGTGTTTTAGATACTCATACTTTTAATATTCCGAGTGCAAGTGCAACTGCTAGGGGATTGATAACCACAGGAAGTCAAACGATTGCAGGAACTAAGACTTTTAGCAATAATTTAATTGTTAATAGTCAGGTAGCCATAAATGATTTATTAAGTATTTTATGGCCAGGCGGTGGCGGTATTCAAATAGACCCATCTTCAACAGAAATAAAAATATCTACTGCATCGGGAAATAATGGTTATGTAAATTTTACTCGTAGTAGCGGAACTGGTAACAATAGATGGTTTACTGGTTTTTTTGGTTCGACAAACGCAGATGATTATAAAATATATAATTATGGAATTAGTAGCTTAGCGTTAAGTATAGGAATTTCAAACAATATTGTAACAATTCCAAATCAGCTTAAATTAGGCTCAACCATTACAAACGGAACATATACGTACACTTTACCGAGTGCAACTGGTACGTTAGCTCTGACATCTGCTTTAGCTTCTTACGTTCCATATACAGGGGCAACAGGAGCAGTAAATTTAGGAGCTTATGATTTAACTGTAAACGGTGTTAATATTGGTCAAGGTGGTGGTGGTGGTGCATTTGCATACAATACTGCAATAGGTCAGTCTGCATTAGCATCTAATACAACAGGCATTTTTAATACCGCAATAGGTTTTTCTGCACTATCTAATCATACAACTGGAAATAGCCAAACTGCTTTAGGTTTAAATGCTGGTCGGTCTATTAATTCAGGCGCAAACAATGTAACATCAAATAGTTCTATTTATATAGGTGTAGACACAAGAGCAAGTGCAGATGGAAATACAAACGAAATAGTAATCGGTCATAATACTTTAGGTGGAGGTTCAAACTCTGTAACATTAGGAAATACAGGAATTACAAATACTTATTTAAGAGGAGCAGTTACGCTTACAGGAGCATTAAATGGTACAAGTGCTACGTTTAGTTCAAGTGTAAATATTGGTGGAACATCTACATATACTTCAAGTAAACTTATAGTAACTGGTAATTCTGCAAATGGCGGTATTGTTTCAGAGGATATTTCTAGTACAGGTTCTTTTGTAAGAATATTGGCAGATGCTTCAAGTGGTAACCTTATAAATTATAAAACTGGAACTTCCTTGCGATTTGCTACATCCGATTCGTCATTTAGTTCATTTGTTCAAAGAGCAGTTTTAAACTCTGATGGCAATCTAGGCTTAGGAGTTACTCCGAGTGCGTGGAGTGTTGGAAAGGCAATAGAAATTGGAAACATAGGTAATGGTTTATGGAATGCAAGTGCTGCTGATACAAGGCTAATGACAAATGCTTATTATGATGGAGCTTTCAAGTATGGTGGTACAGGTGCAGCTACAATGATGGAAACAGGTTCAGGTTTTATTTGGCGTACCGCTCCTAATAATACAGGTGGCGCTGGAGCAGCTATAACCTTTACTCAAGCAATGGCCTTGGATGCAAATGGTAGGTTATTGATTAATAGAACAAATGATGGAGCTGCTATTCTAAGAATACAAAATACTGATAATAACGGATTTGATTTTTTACGTAGCAACACAACTGGAGCATTATCAATTCAGGGTAATCAAACTGGTGCAAATAATATTGTCTTAGCACCTACAAGCGGTAACGTAGGTATAGGAACAACAAGTCCTGATACCAGACTTCAAGTATATCAAGGGTTTTCTATTCGCACTGACACAACTGGAGATGCGTTTATGAGGCTATATAGAGATGCTGTTCCTTATGGTCACTTCTATATGGATAGAACAAATTCTAAGGTAACAATAGGTTCAATTGAAAGTGTACCTTTTACGTTTGATACTAATGGCACAGAACGTATGCGTATCTGGAATACATCAGGTAACGTACATATAGGCACAACTCCAACTTCAGATGCAGGTTACAAGCTAGATGTTAATGGTACTGGAAGGTTTAGTGGGCAACTAATGATTAACCAAGCTGTTAATAATAACTATATAGCATTTAATCATCCAGGAACTCAAACTTGGTATGCAAGAATATCAACAGATAATACATCAAGTTTTGTTATAAGAAATGATTATGCAGGAGGAACAAATGTATTAACATTAGCAGAAACAGGTGCAGCTACATTCTCTAGTAGTGTAACATCCAAAGGATTAGTATTGACTGGAGTAAGTGGTGGATATACGACTGGAGATAATACCTATATTAATTTTGGAGCAGATGCAAGTCCTGATACTTTTGGGGCAATAAATGTACCATTTGGAGAAAAGATGAAATTTAATTCTTATCATGGCTATGAATTTAAGACAAGTAATAATGGCTCAAGCTTAGTTACAATGTTTACTATTGGAATTACAGGTGCAGTTACTTTATCAAATTTAGCAGGAACGGGAAGCAGGGCAGTATTGGCAGACGCTAATGGTTTATTATCAGCTCCAGTTTCTGATATTTCAGTAAAAGAAAATATTCAATCAATCGGCTACGGATTAAATGAAATTGTTAAAATGAATCCTGTATGGTTTGACTTTGTAGATGATTACAAAAACTTTGGCGAGGGCAGACAAAACGGAAATATTGCACAAGAAATGCAAAAAATAATTCCAGAAGCAGTATTTACAACTCCATCAACTGGTAAAATGGGTATTAATTATGACCAATTACATGCCGTATATATCAAAGCAATACAAGAATTATTGGAAAAAATAACACAATTAGAAAATAAATAATTATGAAACTTACAATAAAACTAATAACTCATAACGGAAATTTAATCGGAATATATAACAACAAATAAAATGAAAACAATTCAATCAATCCCTACATGGGTAAAAGGTCAAGCAGTAACGGCAACCATTTTTAATTTAAGACCAATCGGTGGCGAGTTATTCCAAAGTGCAACATTTTACTTTGCTTTATTAGATAGCGACTTAGCGGTAACCGCAGATGGCAATTTAACGATGTCAGGCGAAGCTTATAACGAATGGGGTAATGATGATGAGTACGCGTATAGCTATGCAGCTAATAAGCTTAATTTAATTATTACAGGGGATTACGTTGCTCCAGTGATTGATAATTCAGAAGGCATTAATAAAATAGTAGCTGAAATGGCTGATATTTTAGATATTGAAGCTTCGGCAATTCATGAAGTTATCGAGCAGGTAGCTAATGAACAAACTGTAAAGGATAACTTGACAGTTGAAACGGATACAGAAATTTAATTATATTTGTCTAAATAAATAACACTATGAAAACCAAAGAAGTAGAAAAAACAGAACCACAAAAATTAAAAGTTGAGTTATTAATCCATGAATGGGAAGCCGTTTTGGAAGTAATTGAAAACAGTACATCTGCTTACATTCAGGTAAAATCAGTTGCGGCGGAATTAGTTAAACAGTTACAACCACAGGTTAAGACTAACGAAGAGTAGTTAACACCATTTAAAAGAATAAGCCTCCCATGCCTCTCGTATTGATGCACACTTGGGGGGTTTTCTTATTTAATAGAAATAAATTTACTATATATTTTTATTACTTTTGTACTTATAAACTATAATAAATGATATGAGCTCTGATACACTATTACAAGCAGTAATACTAGTAATTTCTAATGCAGCTACGGCATGGTTTACTAATACAGCAACTAAAAAGAAGCACTCAGCTGAGGCAGCTAATTACATATCAGACGCATACAAGACATTGGTAGAGAACTTACAGGAGCAGATCACCCTAATGAAGGATGAGATAGAGGACCTAAAGTCAAGACTTAACGCTATGGCAGTTAAAGAGGTAGACTTATCATTAAAGGTTAGAAAGCTAGAGACAGAGAATTTAGTCTTAAAGAGAGATAAATCAAATTAAATTTGTTTTTTTAAAAGTAACTCCTTACCTTAGCCCCTAGTTTAAACTATAAAACTATGAGACAATGGGTATATTGGATAGGTGGAGCATTGCTAGTATCACTAGTAATTATATATTGTAGCTCACCTACATCACGTAAAGAATTAAAACAAGAGGTTCAATTATTCTATGACCTCCAAGACAGCATTAGATACTATAAGAACAAAGACAATTCTACCTCAGCTCAAATAAAGCTCTTAGAGGCAGACAAAAAGTCTTTAAGTAAAGTATTGGCAGCTAGAGATAAAAGTCTCTCAGATCTTCTTAAAAGTGGCTCTACGCAAGCGACAGTGTTTAACACTACTACAGAGTACGACACAGTAACTCTAGTTAAGGTAGATACAGTAAAAGCTAAGCCATCCTTTATAGATAGCACAGATAACCGATGGATTACGCTTAACATAGAGCTAAAGGATGATAGTTTGTACAAGTCTATTATCTTACGTGATTCGATAAGTGTTTCATTCAAGCGAGTTCCTCAAGGGTTCTTAAAGAAAAAGAAGTCAGTAGTAGAGGTAACTAATCATAACCCATACGTTAAAGTAAATAGTCTTCAGTCCTTTAGTGTAAAGGAGAAGAAGGGTAGGAGTTTCTTTTGGGTAGGTGTAGGTATAGGAGCAGCTGGGGTGTTACTACTAAAGTAATTATGGCTATAACTAAAAAAAGAAGTACAGCTCGTAAGAGAGGCTTTAGGTCTGGATTAGAGGACACCGTAGCTACACAAATTAAGAGCAAGGGAGCTAAGCTACTATATGAAACCTCTAAGATACACTATACGATACCTGAGAGCAAGCACATCTATACGCCAGACTTTATATTGCCTAATGGTATTATTATTGAGTCCAAGGGGTTCTTCGATATTGACGATAGAAAGAAGCACCTGCTCATCCGTAAACAGCATCCAGACAAAGACATTCGGTTTGTATTCACTAGGTCAGCTACTAAGTTATACAAGGGAGCTAAGTCTACGTATTCAGACTGGTGTGTAAAGAATAACTTTAAGTTTTCCGATAAACGAATACCTGACTCTTGGTTCAATGAGTAAAAGAAGAAAGAAATACAGAGCTCCATCTGATGATGAGTTAAGCTTCTCTGTTTACGTAAATGCTAACGGTATGCTCATGCACACTTTATTAGCTTCAATATCTATTGCAGGAGTTTTTGAGTGGGAAGATAACCTAGACTTTTATACAGAGTTTAGTAGTGAAGCAGACGATTTATTTAATTTTTAAATATACTTAAAACAAATATATGACTACAGAAGAATTTAACATTGACAAAGCTTTAGCTTATTATTTGCAAGAGCAAAACATTACAGATGCGTGTAAAAGACATTGCTTAGAGTTAGGTATTGAATACTCTGAAAAGTACAGAAATAGATTAAGTAGACACTTAAGGTCCGAAAAGACTATTGACTCAGACTTAGATAATGAAAGCATAACTGAAACAGCTCAATATAGTAATGTATCTCAGCTATCAGCTCTAAAACCAGATGGCAAGATAATGCCTATTAATGAATATTGCAGTTTCTATGGAATACCATTTGAGCAAGTTAAGACATATAAATTAGTGACCCATTCTGCTAGTGGAGCTTACTATAATATAGCCAGTACAGTTATAAAGGGAGAAGGGTTTGATGAGTTTTATAAACAGCTATTAAGTGAAATATCCGAAATAGGCAATAAGCCAAAGAGTATTGTTAGAGAAAGACCTGTAGAAAGTGAGAGCTACCTGCTTGTTGTAGATCCTTGTGATATACACATTAATAAGCTTGCAGATGCTTATGAAGTTGGCGAAGAATATAATTCACAGATAGCAGTGCAAAGAGTTAAAGAGGGCGTAGAAGGCATTATTGAAAAGACGAAAGGATTCACTATTGACAAGATACTTTTTATTGCAGGTAATGATATTTTAAATATTGATACTCCAAAGAAAACAACAACTTCTGGTACTCAACAAGATACGGATGTTAATTGGTATAGGGGCTTCCTGATGGCTAAAGAGGTTTATATTGATGTTTTAAAAAGACTATTAGAGGTAGCAGACGTTCACTTTGTACACAACCCAAGCAATCATGATTTTGTACAGGGTTGGTTTTTAGCAGATATTATACAAACATATTTCAAAGATTGTAGTAATATAACTTTTGATTGTGATTTACAGCATAGAAAGTATTTTACTTATGGTAAAAACTTAATTGGATCAACACACGGTGACGGAGCAAAGACTTCAGATCTACCATTACTGATGGCACATGAAGCTAAGGATTGGAGTAACTGTAAACATAGATACATCTATACGCATCATATACACCACAAGTCAAGTAAAGATTATATGGGGGTAAATGTAGAATCAATGAGGAGTGCATCAGGCACGGATGGATGGCATCACCGTAATGGGTATTTACACGCTCCTAAGGCTATTGAAGGGTTTCTTCATTCAAAAGACCATGGTCAAATAGCACGTATTGTTCATATATTCTAATTTAGAATCATTATAAATTGAAAATAAATTTGTAATTGTAATAAAATAAGTAGAGATTTACAGCTGTTAAGTTTTTTGTTTTAAGTTTAAGTTTGATTGAAGGGGTAAGGATGAAGTGGTTAGCATTCTGCCCCTTTTTTAGCACCAAGAATTAATTATACATACACATATATGAACAACTACAAAGACAGTGAGCAAGCAAAGAAGATTCAAGCTAGAGTATTTGAATCTGGAAGTCAAAGAGATAACGACACTAATAAGCCATTACCTAGTCACTTAGATCCTTACCTACGTTTAAGGTTTGGATACCTTCTAAGGATGGGAGCTAACAAGTACGATAAGAATAACTGGCAGAAGGGACAACCTGATGAGAGCTCACTAGAGAGCCTACACAGACACCTAGCTAAGTATGAGATGGGAGATAGGGAAGAGGATCACTTATCGTCTATTATATTTGGAGTGATGTTAATCATGAAGAATGAGCAGAAGGATGGAGTTAAGGTAGATGAGTATTACGAACCAATTTAATTAAGATATGTCATGGATATAACGATGTGCAAAGGTACAGGATGCCCAGTTAAAGAGGAGTGTTTTAGGTACACAGCTCCAGCAAATGAGCATAGGCAGGCTTACTTTACAGAGCCTCCAATAAAAGATGGTAAGTGCGATATGTATTGGGGTACTAGACAAACATACCTCTTTGATATGTTAAATGATATAGTTAATGGTAGTGAAAACAATAGCGATGGCGAAGATAAATAAAGCTCAAATAGATTTACTAAAGACATTTATAGATAGGTTTAACTTAGATATAGTGCAGGATGGTATGTCAGTTACGTTTGACAATGCATTAAGGATACTAGAGGGTGAGATGCCAGATCCTAAGACTAAGGATGAGCGAAGAAAGGAGTTTATAGAGTCACTTAGGCCTCATGTTCACCATTACGGACCAGCACTAATAAATAATTTTTATAGGTACTGGGCGCAAGATGATAGTTTTAAGCTTAGGTTTGAGAAACAGAAGTCTTGGAACTTAGAGCTACGATTG